AGAGTTAGTTTGGTGTACATCAGTAAGGTGTTTAGTCTTAGATTCATCAAACAACTTAACCGCTTTTGTTTCTAGCATACGACCTGCTTCGGCTTTCGGGGCGTTTTTGAATGTACTTATAGTTTCAATAACACTCGTGTTACCCGTCGATACAGATAGTAAACTCCACGGCTCACCTCGAGTGCGTTCTGTGTTTGAGTTACCTGACATCCGGTTACGTTGCTTACCACTAGATAGCTGATACACTAAGTTGGATAATTGTTCCCCATCCCCATTTGTTAACTCATCAATATAGAATGGTAAATTCTTATACACCTCACCACGCAGCATCAGAGAGTTCTGGGTATCTACGGCATTCACAACTATCTGTTCAGGGTCACCCCACACAGATGCTCCTACATACATGGCGGTAGTCTTACCAAGCCCATGCTCCTTACTATGAACGTGAAAGCCCGAACATGCTACCGGCATAAGTGCCATAAGCGGAGAACCAAACGATGTAGCCACTATATACTGATGTAACTCAAACCCTTCTCTATCATAGAAGTTAGCCATTTGTTTCCATCGTTCCAAAGACCCTTTAGGTTTAAACGCATTCATTAGCCCAGCGGTTGCTTTAGACGGAGGGTTAGATCTCACTTCTGTTGCGGTTATTTCTTGGTTACCTACAATAAACGATTCGCATGTATCGTCTGTCCAGCCAAACTGGATGCGAGCCTTGTCAGCTTTTGTAGTAGCCTGCAGCTCATTAATCCAAGTAGTCATATAAGTCATAAGTTTATCCATCTTAGTTACTGCCACGCCTTGCATGGACATTTGTTTTCTAAATTCTTCTCTTGAAGTTATACCTGTAAGTGGCACAGTAAATTCACGTACGCCATCTTGTGGTAAGTGCAAACGTATTACTACAACCTCACCAAGTTCAACATCTACAATACGGTTTACAATATAAATATCATTGTGGTATATAATCTCTTCGTCGGGTTCGCCTTCATCATTTGATGTGCGTATGTACACCCCACCAGTATTAGCGCCACGAAAGTATGGCTTAGGATACTCCGGGATTATGTATGTAGTGGTAGGTGTATTCGGTAAATCTAACGCTGGTACCTCTACTATGTTATCTTCTGCTGTAGCTTCTTTTATACTGCTACCTAACGATATGGGAGACTTTATCTTCCCCCAGTGCGGACACTTAGTACATACATCTGGGTTGTACTCGTCGAAGTGGTGACATAGGTAAGGGCCTTTAATCTTATCAAACTTATCCTGTGTCTCTTCTGCTGAGTACTCAGGGTGGTTCTTAGACATAATGTGTGCAGCTTTCTGCCCATCAGAACAGAACTTAGCTATAGATAAACCTGCTCTCCATATAGGCTCACTACACTCATCTTGCTTTTTAACTATGTTAACCAACTGCGCACAGCTAGATTCTCTAGTAATAATATCTTTAAATTTATGCTGCTTGTTACCCATCAACGCTTCTTGGAAAGCAGTTATAGGTTGCACATCTATCTTCTGTGGTGCAGGAATCTTGTCTGCGCCAATACACATAGCGAACTCACTAAGAGTTACAGCGTCAGGCACATGCTCACTAAAGAACTCAACCGGAGATGGTGGCTCAGTCTTATGGTTGTGCGTAGTAGGTATACGTAGTACACGAGCCGCATCGGCAGTTACTGATGGATCAATAATAAATCCATGATTCTTACACAACTGTTTTAAATGGTCTGCTACAGGCTTCCAATCGTCCCGGCTAACAGCTGCAGACAAAGGCCAGTAACAATGTATACCCCTACCAGAATCAACTAGTAGTGGGCGTGGTAACTCAACCTTTTTACAAAATCTTTGTAGGGCTTGGAGTCCTTCCTTCTTGGTTGGATAATCTCTGCCTTCCCCGCAGTCGATGTCCATAAAGAAAGATTTTAACTGTTTTACGTTGTCAGCTACACGCGTACCACTTTCTTCAAACGTAGCCAGTGCAAAGTATGGGCTATACCCACGAGCATCTAGCTTACGTGCTTCTTGTAGTAACGAATCATATGTTGTATGAAACGTTTGTGGTCTATCGTTCTGTCCTAGCTTGACAGCAAATAAACAGTAGTATCCGTCATCCCCTGTGACGTGTTGCAAAAATACTTCTGCATCCATAATACATTCCTAATTCCGAGGGTGGAGATAGCAGGGGCGCATGACGCGCCCTTTTCGGTTATACCTAGCTAAGTTTTTGGACTAGTCGTCCCAGTCGTCTACGATTGATGCAAGATCAGCGTCAGTCTTTTTTGGTTTCGGTGCTGCTTTTTTACTGACTTTAGTTGGCTCAGGAGTTTTCTCTTCCCCAAACTCACCTTCAATAACATTGGTGGCTGGTTTAGCTTCAACAACTTCAAATGGATTGTCATCTTTCTGGAATGTAAACCCACCTTCTACTTTGCCAAACGGTGTTGATGCTTCCATTGGTACATATTTAATAACTTGTACCGCTTTCAAACGTAACGAGATTCCTGCTTCGCGCATGTTATATGGCACAAAGATTACAGCCACACTGACTGTACTGCCGGTGGTTAACATGAAATCTTCAGGTAGTTTAACTCCGTTCGAGTCAACTTGTACAGGTTTAAGTGTAGCCTCTTTACCATAAGCACCTTTTAATGACGCTTTGTATACGTACATACCCTCGTCATCTTTGGTGAAAGGCATCTCTACTTTCTCGGGCCAACCTTTCTCTTTACGTGCTTCATACGCTTCACACATACCTAAGTACAAAGCCTTAGCTTGGTCTTTAGTCATACGGAATTTAATCTCGTATTTAGCATTGTCGTCAAAAGGATCACAAGGAACAGTGCGATTCTCTGCATTGTCAAAGCGATATGGTTTATTGATACGAGGCCAAAGAGCCTCAACGTTTTCTATAATGTAATTGCTATTTTGAGTAGCCATAACTATTTACCTTAAAATTAATTAATTTGCATTTATGTCAAACCCACCATCCACTTTACCAAACGGTGAGGGTTCGCTAGTAACAGGGACGAATGATGTAATAGCACGCTTAGTATCTTCGTGTACCACCATCTCTGCTATCTTGCTGCCCGTACCCTTTTCAATTGGTCGAATAGGCTTAAAATAAAGTTTTGGAACAACGCTGTCTTTATCAAACGCAATGTTTGTGACAACACTAATTACTGCTGTACCATGTGAAGATAGGTGACGAGCATATTCTTGCATGCCCATGTTACCGTTCACCACCCGACCAAAAATAGAACTGGCCGGTATCTGCAATTGATACACCTCTTCGAGGTCTCCCTCAAATACAACTGCTAGTCGTTGTTGAAACCGACAAGCCCTACCACCATTATCACCAGAACCACGAACATTTTGCGTACAATCCATACATCTACGGGCTTGTATCCTTTCTTGTGGTACATTGGAAGATGGTCTTTGGGTATCATCAGACCAACATTCCGGGGCAGTAGATTTGTTAGGGTCAAACTGCTTGCCGAAATACGCCCTTGATACCAGTGCAGCATTTATAATGATTACGTTTACAGTATCACCAATAACGGTTTGTTCCCCATCATCAATGGTTGTAAACTCACCACCACGTATGCTTAGCCTTCTCACTAGAAATCCTCGTCTAACATGTCAGTGCCAAACTTAAAGTCACTAACTTCTTCCGTGACTTCTTCCTTTACTAACTTTACATCATCCTCAAACTTGGCACCCAAAAAGGCTTTTTCAATCCCTTGAATATCATAGCGATATGTTTTACCAATCTTTACGTACATATCACTACCTATCTTTCCTTCTCCAACCCATATACGTACTGTATGGGGCGTTACACTAAACAACTTTGCCACATCTTCTACGGGCACATACTTATCTGCCATTACTTTCTCCTTACTGATACAACGTATTCAGAATCTACGTTCAAACCTTTTGGTACAAGGTCTGGGTTTTCTTCTAGGTATTGCTTCATGTTGCTCTGATTAACACGTTTATCTAACAACTCTGGCACTTCGTTCTCCAATATAAAATCGTGCATTGAAGACCAATCACTAGTCCAGTAACGTGTTTTGGCAGAACGATAAAACAACCCTGCGGAAGTTCTTACACTATTAACACCTTGCTCTTCACAATAATCTAACAAGGCTTTCTTAACCTTATCTAATTGCTCAACTAACTCAGCGTCTTTCTCTTTAAAATCTGCTGATAACTCAGCACGCTTATCTTTTATCTTTAAATAGACAGCGGTCAACTTCTCAGCGTTTGGTACATCACTCATCTTTCGCTCCTTGTTCAAAGGGATTACAACGATAGCGTAAGTGTACTTACTAGTCAAGCACTTCTCTATATAAGTCAATCATCTTCGTATGAATGTCTAGTCTATTGTCTAATAACGCATAGACTCTTTTCTCTACAAACGACCCTTGTAAGTGAACCACTGTACATTTTTGATCCTGACCCGATCTGTGCACCCTAGCATTGGCCTGCGCGTACGTCTCTAACGAACTGGTTGGCGACCACCACACTACTGTGTTAGCTGCGGTAAGTGTTACACCGTGAGCCGCTGACTGTGGCTGGATAACTAATACTTTAGGATCATCTTGTTCTTGAAACCGCTTAAATATATCTGTGCGTTTTGGAGCAGGTACGTCACCATTGATTACTTCTGTGCTTATACCATCCTTACGTAGCTTGTCAGTGAGTAACTGTATGGTGTGTCTGAAAGGTACAAAGACTAAGACTTTCTTACTAGACTCATCAATAACCTCTCGCAATACCTTATACCGTTTTGTTATATCAAACTCCAATGCCTCACCAGTATCGGTATATACAGCGCCGGATGATATTTGTAATAACTTATTCATATTAACTGCTGCATTAGCTGCAGTGATCTGCTCCCCGGCTGCCTGCATAATCATCTTACTCTTTAACTCTTTATAGTATTTCTTTTGTTGTGCAGTCATATCTACTTCACGTTTGACATATACCATAGGAGGTAGGTCTAAACATTCTTCTTTTGTATAACGAATAGCAGGTTGAAGTACTTTGTGAACTGTATCAGTAGCGTCCTCTTTAGGAATCCATTTAAAGTTTGTTACCTTTACCATTACTTGGTCTCTAAACGATCCAAAGAATCTTGGAACCCTATCTTTGTTTACTAGTTTAGCTAACCCATAAGCATCGGTTGGGCTTTGTGCAGCAGGTGTACCAGTCATCATCCATAGCCAAGTATCTTTACTAACAAGTTTGGCTAGTGTCTTCCATCGTTTAGTCTGTACATTCTTATAGTGCGTAGCTTCATCAACAATAATCAAATCAAAGCCACCCTCAGCTACAGCGTCTTGTACAATCTCAACCCCGTCGTAGTTTATTATCACGTAGTCAGCGTCACCTTCTATTATCTCTTTACGCTTCTTGGCTGACCCATACGCAACATCTACCTTACGGTGCATAGCGAAGTTAAACAAGTCGTTACGCCATGCCGATTCCATAATAGATAGAGGGCATATAACTAACACTCTGTTTATCTTGCCTTGGTTTAACAAGTAGTCCGATGCCCATATAGCACTGGCTGTCTTACCTGTCCCCTGCTCATTAAAACAAAAAGACTTTCTGTTCAAAGTAAAAAAACTTGCTGTGTTCTTTTGGTGTTCATATGGATCATACCTACCCGTCCATTCATACCTACCCTCTATAGGTGAGGGCGCATTTATACCTATATTTCTCAATACTTGCACTTCGTCAACTCCCCAATTAACTAACACTTCATGTTCTGATAACGTCTTACTCTTTGGTATTACACTCGTCACCCTTCCCGGGGACTGTAAGTTGAGTAACAACGCACGGTTATCTACTATTTTCAATTCTTATTCTCCATAGGTTGACACCGTAAAGCGGTCTTCGCTTACGGTTAATGAGCCCTGCTTCGTTGCAGATAGGGCTAAGTCTGATTACATAGGATGCCCGAATGAAGAACAGACACCCTTCAACTAACTCGATTTTGTACAATGTTACAGTGGGGAGGAACTCCCACTTTTTGTATTTTTTTTCTGACGCATCAAGCTAAGCGTCTATCACTACAAACAAATTACTTTTTCTTAGGCTTATGCCCATTACGAGATCTATTCTTACTAGGACTTTCTAATTTGTAACCATCTTTGTTACTGCCACCATCTTTCAACATCTTGTTATGACTAATGTCTTTGCCTTTACGGGCGGCCTTACCATTCTTCTTATCAAACGCACGTCTTGCGCGTTGACGTTCCATTCTTCTTTCAAATGTGTCACTACCAACCGGGGCATTTACTTGCTTCTTTCTTCTACGTCTCATCAGTGCCTCCCATTGTGCACACATTCTGTAACTAAACAATGTCGTTTACATAACCCACTCTGGTGAGCATTCCATACATCGTTATCAAATGCTGTTTCCATACGATTGTAATCAGCTAACCACTTCTCCCACATCTTACCAGCATCAGTTGAATTGTATGTATCTTTTATTAACTCGTTACAGACAACAAACAAAAGCCCACCCTTTACAGTTTCGATGTCGGGGTAGTGTTTAAACACAGCGAGTGCCATCAACTCAAGCTGTCCCTTATCTGCATACCTAGTATTCTTCCCTGTCTTGTAGTCAATGACCCAAGCAGTCTTGCTTTCTTCATCAAGTATAACTAAATCAGCGATCCCTCGCCACCATACTTCCTCATCTCTAAAGCCACACGGCTCTAGGTCTGCCGTTAACCCCATTTCCAATTCACAGAGTTTTTCCCC